CTGGACAGAGTTGTGTTTTCGAAATAAAGACCTGAATCCAGAATTCTTAACCGGACAACTCCTAAATGTGTCTTTTAAGATGGCTGGATCAGAAATAATTGTGTTGCTCTTATATTCAGGGGTTAAGAGGCTTTTTGATTCTTGAAGTAGTTCATCGTTGTTTTTGTCTGTCCAATAAGGAACTCGTTTATTCTTCTTGTCTTCCTCTTCTTTGAGGTCAAAAAATTGTATCTGGTCGGGGTCAAGCATTACATCTTGATTTCTGTACCCATAAGCTTTTAAAATCATTTTTTAAAAGCATAAAATTCGGAAAGATTAGAATGTTCGATTAACAGGTAGCAGTACCGAGCCCATCAACCAGCCTAACACTGCACACGTTTGGTCCCCAATACTATTTATTAATGTATCTGGTTTTTTCTTTCCTCCGGGCCACAATGTAATGTATGTGTCGATGAAGTGAACTCCATAAGAAGAGTTTTCAACGACTTCAAAGAGAGCATGTAAAAGAAACCACCATTCCAACGGAACGCCCCAAAAGTATGCCACAATTCCTGTAGCTATGTGAAGAAGAGAATAACAATCAATCAGATGGGCACCCATTATATACATGAAATGAAAAATGATTTATGTATATAAATTATATATTGTATAAAATCATGGCTCATTTATTCTTACATGAATTGGAACAGAAACATCTCTCAATTAATATTTGGAAGTACCAACGTCTTGTATCAGAAGAAAGAGTGAATGCTGTCAGCATGTATAGATAACAGGCAGTCTCTTGTGGAATTAATGATTGAAAAAGGAGCCGATGAATTTAACAGGGGATTAAGACACTGTTGTGGAAATTATTCAATTGCTAAATTAATGATTGAAAAAGGAGCAACAGATTGTAGCGAACTCAATCTCTTAAAGTTCGTTAGATGGTTCCCAGAAAACGATGTGATTCCATTTTCAAAACTTCCTCATCTTCCCACAGAATTAAGAGAAGCTCTTGCTCCCAAGATTCAACGATACGAACAGGCAACAAATGAGCTCAAGAAAGAACTCAACTCCCTTTCCCTGATTATTCCCGATATTGTAAATCATATTCTCGTTCCATATCTAAGATATCAGCCTTGAAATAAAAATGAAATTCGATAGTGATATAGTGTGTAGATAAATGTTTGAGAAAGTCATCAGAAAGATTCCCGTCATCCTGAAGCCTAGTGAATTGACACTTGATGTCGAGGATATTGTGCTCCAAAAAACAAAAGAATACGAGAACAAACATGTGAGAGAAGAGAAAAAGGTCATTACAAAGATTATATCAGTTCAGTCCATTGAAAATACCCACATTGATGAGGATCTGGCCAGTTGTTTGTGTCAAGTCAATGTCCTTTGTGAACAGTATTCTCTTGCCATTGGAGAGAAATTAACTCTATCTCCATCGTCATCGAACAAGAATGGTCTCTACTTTATACACGGTCCCTTTGAAATTTTTATCGCTAATCAATCTGTTCTTGACCCATCTTTACTACAGACAATGAAAGAAGTGAATACAACAGACAAGGAAATGAACATGGAAATATCAAGCATTAGGTTCTCTGATGTGAACCACAAGTTTATTGTTCTAGCACAACAAACCGAAAGAATATGAGACAGGAGAGAGAAGAAAATAAAAAAGAATAAAAGATAATAAAAATTATATTTTATTATCTTATACGATGAGAAATTTACACATAGCATTGATAGTCATAGAACTGGTTCTCCACGGTATCATCGTGTTTTATGTGGCCAAAATGAGACAACAACTCAACACAGTTCCGTCGGTCTCCGTTCCGTCGATTGTTTCCACCTTTAAAATCATTGAAAAGACATGCTATCTATTATTGCTTGTCACGTACATCATCTTCTCTTCCAGTTGGTTCATGACTCCAGAGCAAAGAATGGGATGCCCATTGTGTCCTCTTAAAATGGTGAATATGGCTTTGGTAGTCATCCTCACAGTATTTGTTATTCAAGCAAGAACAATTCCTTTGGTTGTGTCCGAGTCGGTAGACATGAAGTTTAGGCTCATTGAATATCTTTCCTATGGATTAGTTGTGTTTAATTTAGCCAGTCTTTTATCCATCTATTCCGGAAGATTATACCTACAGAAATAACAGTGTTAAAAAATAAAAACCAAGAATATAATGGATCCCGAATTCGACTTGCCAGCATTCGATAGGATTGTTCAAGATAGATTTTCCAATGTTAAATTATTCCCCCCACATGTTCTATCAAGTGAACACGAGGAACCGATCGCACCAACAACTACTGAATGGACTTTAAATCCATCCGGAAGATATGAGGCTCGAACGATTCGGAGAGAAATAAATCCCTCCATTTGTGTTATACTTTAATTACCTTTCTATACAGAAGTTTCTGTATAGAAAAATCACAGCTCAAATCTTTAACAGCGCCAAGTAGTATAGTTTCCCATTCTTTTTATATACAAGTATCTTGTAGTCTTCCGGTTTCTTGATATGTCGAAATGTGTCTGGAACGTCCGTCTTGGGGCGAAGTTCGTGTACAAACTTTCCTATATTATGATTGGAATGATAGACGTATTTTATAAAGGGAATATGAACCAGAGTAGATAGGGGAAAATTAAACGTCATGTCCGGCCCAATATTGTATTTTTCACTGTTCCATATATCGAGAATATACAGGGCTGATTCCAATGAATCAACAGGTTGAGCGATATACCTTTCCTTGGGAGAGATAATATCATTCTGGAAAAAGTATGGCTTTGGTGTCGAATAATCAAGCGTAGATACAACAATGGGAATTCTAACATTCTTACCTGAGGGTTTCTTTTTCTCCAGTTCCAAGTCTTCACTCATGACTATTCCTTTTTAATGGAGAAATAAATTATTATATAACTTTTTTGTTTCGTTTTTATAATATGAAGTATCGTGAATGGGTAGTGGCCGGACTTATCATAATGATAGGTCTAGTCCTTGTGTACACAATCATATTAAGATCACATCAAGCAAGACTATTTAAAGACCAGCCAATCGTGTCTCTCCGGAACGGGAAAAGAATACAGTATTCAAATCTGGATAGCGCGGCTTCGACGGTTCCATTTATTGGTGTATGTCAAAAGATGGATGCCTTTATGCCGTACTATTCCAACATACATCGTGGGCATGGATATCCCAGCAAGTATTCCTCTCATGTATACGAACAGTGTAGAGAAACTATTCTTGACTTTGTGGGAGCCAATAGGGATGAGTTTGTTTGTATCTTTGGAAAGAACACCACGGAATGTCTGAATAAACTTTCATGGTGTTTTACGAGTGCTGAATGCAAGTGTTCATCTCCCAAGGATGTAATTCTCCTCACCAAGATGGAACACCACTCGAACCTCTTGCCATGGAGAAAGGGAGACCATATCACTCTCGACTACGTGGGTATCACTCCTGAAGGTAAATTGGACTTGGATGACCTTCAAGTCAAACTACAGAAATACGGGTCAAGAATATCACTCGTCTCGGTATCAGGAGCAAGCAATGTGACTGGCATCGTTAATCCGATATCAACCATCTCGAAAATGGTACATCAAGTAGGAGCATTCTTGTGTGTAGATGGAGCTCAATTAGTTCCTCATAAACAAGTCAATATGGAACAAGAAGGTATTGACTTTTTATGTTTCTCAGGACACAAAATGTATGCTCCATTTGGTGTGGGTGTCTTGGTAGGAAGAAAGGATTTTTTCAATAAACATACTCCATGTATGGTGGGAGGAGGAGAAGTTGAATTGGTGACCAAAGATAAAGTAGTGTGGAAATCTACTCCGGAAAAGGAAGAGGAGGGAACTCCAAATGTTGTTGGAAGTGTGGCTCTGGCAGAGTCGGTAAAGATTCTTCAGGAAATTGGCATGGACAAGGTTTTTGACCATGAAAAGGAAATGTATAGATATGCCTACGACAAGATATCAGAGATACCAGGTATTACAATCGTATCTCTTCCACCTTCAGACGACCAGATTGGAATTTTTACCTTTATTGTCGATGGGGTTCATTACAATTTGGTGGGAACTGTTCTGAGTGATGAATACGGAATTGGAACGAGGTCCGGCTGTTTTTGCTCACATATTTATATTCAGTCTTTGTTCGGAATTCCCGATAAAGAAATCACTGAAATTGTTCGGCGGGTAGAAGATGAAAAAGATAAAAGGGGTTTGCCTGGTTTTGTTCGGGCTTCCTTCTCCCTATATACCACTAAAGAAGACGTTGATAGACTATATTCTGCCCTTGTAAATATCTCTCAGGGAAAATACTCCAACTATGAACAAGAAATGAATGGGGATTTCGTAGCTGTATAATTTTTTTCTTTTATTTTATTTTCCATATATAAAATGGACAGCCTAGATTTCGTACTATTATCTTCAATAATGAATCCTCGCGGTATGTTGGTGATGGCTATTATCCTTATCATTGCTGTCGTTGGTTATATTATTTACAGAACCATAAAGGCTAAGTCGGCAGAGAAGAAAGAGCCATGGTTTACTAGTCCGTATGGCGGGTACGGTGGTTATGGCGGGTACGGTGGTTATGGTGGATATGGTGGATATGGTGGTAGAAGCTTATATTAGTTCCTTTCTTCTGGAGGTTTATATATCAGGGAAATCCCTGATATATATTTAAAAAAACACCTGTATATTTAAATGGATTACAAGAACTTATCTGACTCGGAACTCCAAGCCCTTGTAGATAAAAATGAGTGGTATCATAAAATACAATTGAGGAAAAATGTATTCACAAATGGGTCTTGTCCCATCAATGCAAGAGCATATAATCTTCCGAATGATTTAACAGGAAAGAGAATTTTAGACGTGGGGGCATGGGACGGCTATTTTACTTTCGATGCCCTGAAACGTGGGGCAAAACAAGTGGTGGCCATTGATGATTTCAGCGATCTATGTGGGACAATGAAGACCAGAAAAGACTGGGAGAATTTTGACATGTGTAAATCCATTCTGGGATATACCGACCAGCAATGTGAGCGTATTGAGATGGATGTTGAACATGCCAAATCCCTTGGACGATTCGATATTGTTTTATTCTTTGGTGTGATTTACCACCTTAGGCATCCAGTCTATGTTCTAGATCTACTCTCTAAAATGTGTGATGAAATTTATATTGAATCAGCCATATGTGATGACTGTTCCGGAATGGTAGGTAGGGGAGAATGTTTGAAAGGGTATAATCAAGAATGTATCATGAGGTATTATCCTACTGGGGACTTGTATGGTTCGAATCCCACGAATTTCTTTGTTCCAACTCTGTATTGTCTGGATAAACTAGTCCAGTCAAATGGGTTTGAAACCAAGTCATGGAAGTTGTGCGAAAATTCCCTCTCTAGATATCCCAATGTGTTGCCGTATTCTCGAGGCTTTGTGTATGGGAAGAAGTAGTAAATTTAAATTTTATGGGACTTGGTTCCCACAAAATTCTCGGGATTAATTGTCAAAATCATCCTCTTCAGTTTCTTTAAAATTTTCTCCTTCAATCATCTTTCCAAACAATGGATTCTTATCCTGCTCTGACGGCTCTGTGAAATTAGCATAGTCTTCTATCTTGAACTTTTGTTTATTAACAAATACACTTCTTGGAATAGGTTTCAGAGTGTAGATGGTATCTTCGCTTCCGTGAATTTGTGATACTCCAAACGAACTACCAATAAGTTTAACTCCTACCTTGACTAATACCAATGTATTGAACTTTTTACAGTTATCGTATCCTTCCTGATCAATCCACGCTCCTGAGGGTAGTTTATAAACTCTCTTGTCAGTGGCAGTCTTTCCTGTCTTTTGTTCATTGATGTATTTCCATTCGGTGAGTTTTTCTTGGGATTCAAATGTATGAAACAATTGATTTGGAAGATAACACTCTGCCACGACATGTTGCTTTTCGTCATGAGTAAGAGTTAGAATAGCCACAATTCCTTTTCCTGTATCTAATGGTTGAAGCAAAATGTCTTCTTCATTATGACACATGGCTTTCATCTCTTGATTCTCTTTTGTTTCCGATAGAGACTCGTACACAGAATTAATATCAATCATACCCGCTCTCTGTAGGTCAATTGCCACTAGCATATGATTATTACGAATAGCAAGTTGTAATGGTAAATTATTTTGTACATGAACATTCGCCCCTGCTTTCAATAAGTACTTGACTATTCTCAAATGACCATTTTGAGAAGCAAATCGTAATGCATAATCATCTTGTGCATGAACATCCGCTCCTGCTTTCAATAGTTCCTTTACAACTTCCCAATGACCATTTTGAGAAGCCCATTGTAATGCATAATCATCTTGTGCATGAACATTCGCCCCTGCTTTCAATAATTTCTTGACTATTTCCAAATGACCATTTTGAGAAGCCCATTGTAATGATAAATCATCTTGTGCGTGAACATTTGCCCCTGCTTTCAATAGTTCCTTTACAACTTCTAAATGCCCATTTTCGGAAGCAACACATAGAGGTAAATCATCTTTTACATGAACATTCGC